GAAGCTAATATCACCCGTGCCAGTAATATCGTTAGAGTTTAAATCTAAATCACCACCTAGTTGTGGGGTTGTGTCATCGACTACTGCAGCTATGCCACTTGATACTTGCGCCCAAGTCAGACCCCCTGTGTCACCTGATTGCGCAGACAAAAAATAACCGTTAGTTGGGGCATTGGATACTTTAAGATTAGCTTCGTCTACTACATTGTCTGCAATCGTTAAGGCTGTAGCCCCCGTAACTTCACCTGTATGAGTAGCATTAGTTACTTTGGCTGTGTTAGCTGTAATAGCTGAGTTTATTGCGTCTGCAAGTTTTGCATCTGTTACGGCATCATCAGCTATTTGTGCTGTGGCTATAGTCCCACTCAGACTAGAGGTTGGGTAGTTTGTTGCGTCACTTAAATCAAATGCAGGGGTGGCATCAGTCTGACCTAGGTCAAGAGATACACCACCATAAGATACACTATCGTTAGCAAGTTTAGAATTAGCTATACTGCCAGCGAGTTGCGCATTCGTAATAGTGCCTACAAGACTAGATGTTGGGTAGTTTGTTGCGTCACTTAAATCAAATGCAGGAGTAGCATCAGACCCGCCTAACGACAACGTAACGCCCCCAAAAGACACTGTAGAGTTCTCTAACTTGCTGTTTGGTATAGAACTGTCAATTATGTCATCAGTATCAAACTGTAACGCGTTTCTCAGGGCTACATCTACACCGTGAAAATAAAGACGCAACAGGCCGTTTTTCTGGGTTTCCCACTCCTGATTATATTCCTTTGGCGGAATAGGGGAAATAGGAGCAGAAAAAGTTATTTGTGTATTTCTAACCTTTGTAGCCATTAGCTACCTCGTCTACCGTCCGGGCGCATATTTATTCTGGGGGTACCCAACTGCCACGATACTCCTGCGCCGTCAGACGAGACTTTAATGGCTATTTGTCTACCCCGAACCCTAGTATCTAGCTGATTTGTATACTCTTCAATAGTAAGATCTACACCATTTGAACCGATTGTTGCACCAGAAGCATTATCTGTATACCCCGACCCAGAACTATCGGCGGCATACAGCGTCATAGTAACTGAGGGGCTATTCTCTGTAGAACCTAAAAAAGTAACATCAGGTATTACTTTGTCTATAAAAGCAAAACTATTGCCCGATTCTATCGAAAACTGTCCAGAGGTTATGTGAGCGTCTATAGCCGCAGTAGTATCAGCTTGCCCGTCATCGTTACCATTTTCATGTTCTACTAAATTATACGTATCTGTAGCGGCTATAGGGAAATCGTTTATAGGAGAATCATACCAAGCACTACGATCCATTGTACCGTAATACCATATACCTTCCAAGTAGTTGTATACTACATACTTATTTGGCGCTACGCGTTGGGAATCACAGTAAAACCACCATATTTCATGGTACTCTTCTAGTGTGCCAGCAAAAACTTGTTCGTATTGCCCCGCATCTAGATCATCAAATATATACTTACGCACATCACATTTTAAGGGCTGTACTGTCCCATCGTACATATAGAACTTTTCTTTCCCCATCCAGTAGGTTACTCCGTTGGCGTACGCAACGGCCTTTGATGAAGCTACTGATATGTTCGACCCAACCAACTGAGAACTCCATACTAAAGGAGCACCAACATACTGCAACGAATATAGCGCAGAATCTGTGAAAACCAATATTTCTTGTCGTGACTGAATAGCCGCTACGATCTCGGTGCCTTGCGATAGTTGTAGGTCTCCCGCTTGGTTGGTTGAACGGGGTCGCCAGTCGAACATATCTTCTTGATCTGACCAACGTAATAATAGCGGGTTCTTAGTTTCTGTCGTATCTCCAAACGCGTTACAACCAAAGGCAAAGACAAATCGGCTAGCATCGGATACTAACAAGCCGTCCTGTATAACAGGCACTTCCGCAGATAGTTCGTACTGCACGGTTACAGCGTGTCCTCCGCCAGTAGCTGTACTGTTAGCAGCGGTGCTTACTGCTTCTGTTGTAAAGGTACCTGCCGCCTCATCTACAGAGTATATTTTATGCCGCGCATTTATAATGCCTGTAGTCATATTACCCACTGCGTCAGCCCCAGAGATAGTAACGTGCTGACCGACCTCGTAGACACGACTTAAACTATTGTCTTTTACAGTTAGCCTGTTAGACTCCGCTGTTATACTTATAGGATCATCATTAAATGTTAGGGTAGCGGTACCTGCCCCTGTTGTATTTGCGCTTAACCTAAACGTCGTAGAGCCTATTATAGACGCAACGGTTGTACCTGCTGGTATATCCGAACCAGACACGGAAAGCCCTACTACTATATCTGCGTTAGCCGAGTGTGTTACCGCCTGACTACCACTTAAATAAGAGCAAGAAGCCTGTTGAAAAGATATGGCTTTAGCAGCGCCGTTGTCTACGTTTTTTAGTGCTACTGCTCGGGTACCATTAGGAACAGCATTTGTTGTACCTGCACTTGTATCCCAGTAATATAGCTCCCCACCCCGAGGGCCAATAATTAAATCTTCCCCGTAGTTAGCTTGGTTCCATACACGTAATTCTTCTGTGCCGCCAGCCCCGCCGTTAAACGTGCTTTCGTTCCACGGAGATGAACTCCACCCGTCTGTAGGTATCTGGAAGTCTGGGCCTACGTTTATTTGGTATGTAGCAACTACTGCATCGTTATCCACACCGCCAGTACCGGTACCGTTAGCTGTAGTGGCCACCTCTATCTTATATGAGTTGTCGTCTACTCTTTCTGTTATAACGTGTTCTTTATTTAGGTCTGATGTAGGTACATTGTTTATAGCGTGAGCTACACCAGATAACGTAACATAACTGCCCACCGTAGCCCCATGACTAGAATGTGTTATGGTAACTACTTTAGTAGTATTATCTGTAGCTATGGGGTTGTCTAAGTTACCACTGGTAAGTCTTATGGGCGTTATATCATAATAATCTTGCCCCGTCTCTATCATAAACTTGACGTTTGTACCCAGCCCAGTGTACTTCGCAAACTCAAGACTAATCCATTGGAGTATAGACCTACATACGCCAGTAAATGTATTAGATCCGATTTTTTGCCACCCGCCTATCTTCTCGGGATAACCCTGCCTAAACCGCACTTTATCGCACTCGTACCAACCACCCTCGTTAGTGTAACGCGTTACCTCACGATTAATTCCGGGCTTAAACTGTAGCTTACTAAGAGGCATATTAGTAACTCCATACTACGGGAGTAGTCTTTCGGGCATCAACATGAATAAATGTCTTAGCGACACCGACACCACCAAACCCCAGCTTCATAGCTTCCGAGATAATAATATATTTTTCTGCCCCGTTGTTAACACGTATATCCGCTGCTATACCTTGCGCGTGCGTCCCCGGGGTTAACTTACCTACCTCGATACTATGGTCAGGCGATCTATACCCACTAGTTATGATAAAAGGGAACCCGCATATTTCTCGTAGAGCATCTAACTTCCCTAAAAAATCAGGACACATCTTGTTATCGCCCGTCTCCTGACAGTCAAAATCTTCTACTTTAAAATACTTTAAATTCATTTTCTTAGACTCATTAATTTAGAAACGCCTTTAATACCAAAGCTAGAACTTATGGCTATGAAAAGCAAATATTGGTACCACTCGGGAAGTTGGGATAACGCCTCAAAACCCTGCTCTACTCGAGCAATTATAGTTGGATCGTCAACCACGATAGCATACCCCACCATAAACACGGGTATCGCTAAAACAATTGTCCAAAATTCGTCTTTCCAGCTATGGGCAGAGGCATCGGCCATCTTTGATTCCCACTCACCATCATTCTCAATGACTTTCATTTTGGCTTTATGTTTAGCCTGTTTTTCTTCGGCCTTATTTTTTAAATAGCCCCCAGCTATGTTAGCTATAGGGCCTATAATAGACTGTAACATATACACCTCTTACGTTGCTACCATCACCATTGTATGTATTTAGTGACCCATCTTGTTGGTTTGCTATGGCAACTGTAGTAAACAATGTAAACAATAAGAAACAAATTCTAAACAACAAGTTTCTGCCCAATTATATCCAACCCTAAAATTAATGGGTAAAGGAGCCACAATAAACGTTCTATACTTTTAAACTTGCTCATCCCTTGATCTAAGCGCTTATCTACAGTGTTTAATTGATACTGTATGTGTTCCATACGCAACGCACATTCTTTTTCATGGGATTCTATTTTATATAGAGCTTCTTTGTCTGCATCCATGATTATGGCCTTGTCACGTTAGTTTGATCTACTTGCATAGAGTAGAATGTAAATTGTCCTACAGCGGAGCCTCTACCCGCTTGTATCTGTACGCGCATTTCTATGTCCCCAGCTCCACCTGAATCAGGCACTACCTTTAATTTTGGTAGAACAAATTGGTTTATAGATGCTACCGCTGCGCCAGCGGACGTTATAGGTATTACCTTATTTATAGAAAAAGTTTCATTAGCGGCTTCTGTAGACACGTTTCTATTTACATAAGGAGTAGCAGTAACCCAAGTATCTGTGGACTCAAACCCAGAAGAACTTATATATACTGTGCCGCCTGTGCCACTAAATAATCCTGCACTAGAAGCTCCATTGTTATATACAATAGTCGTTCTATCTGTACCATCGTCATAAGTAGCATTTTGGATTGGTTTCTTACTAGCCCCATCAGCCGCATCGTCTAGATAACTAAACGCATCTATTTTGTTTGTTTGGTCTCCGGCAACTGCAATACTGTACCAATAAGCGCTACTACCTCCTAACTTCGTATCCGCAACGGTAACTGCGCCAATCCCTGTACCTGTAGCGCCTTTTGATTTACGTTGTACTCGAACCTCTACATCCGCGTTGGTGGGTTCACTGAGAGTTCCGGTAATAATTATTTGTCCAGTTAAAGTTAAATCTAGTTCTTGGTATATGGTGCTAGAAGTACCCTGTAAATCAAACGTGCCCACAGTTGTAGTATTACCATCTGTTATGGTAATAGTGGGGGGCGTAGATCCACTAAGACTAGAACCCGCACTAGCCCACGGGTATATTCTTTCTGTCTTACGTATAGAACCTGTAGCATCTGTATACGCTTTAATAGACTGTTGTGTAGCTAGCTTTGTAGCACTATTAGAAGACATGGTGTCTTCATCAGCAATCCCAG